GAGAAGAGCAGCGATTGCAAAGATAAATTTTACCGTAGATGTGTCTTCACTTGCTGCAAGATACGTTACATTGAATGCAGGGATCGTTGCATTAGGTAATATTCAGAACGGATCTTATACATTTTCAATACCAGAGAAGATTACAGTTAGTCCAGGAAGTAATGGAATCGCATCTTTTCAAAATATAGAGATATTTGAAGGAAATTACCTTACAAAAGAGTTTGTAGTTAATAATGCACAGTTAGACGCAAAATATATCTTACCAAATACAAATGTAGATACGACAACTATTCGAGTTTCAGTGGTTGATGGTGATACTGGAGCAACTGATGTATATAATTCATATGAAAACATATTTCAAGTTAATTCAGAGTCTCAAATTTTCCTTATACAGGAGGTGAATGATGAAAAGTATCAAATTCTCTTCGGTGATGGAGTGCTCGGCAAGAAACCACCACACGGTAGCGTTATTAAAGTTTCTTATATTGTTACTAATGGTACAGATGGTAATGGTGCATCTAGTTTCAACTTCGCAGGTGATTTAGTATACCCAAGAAGATCTGGAGATACCATAGTTGATACATCGATTACTGAAAATATATCTCTTCTAACAGTTCCACAATCGTCTCAGAATGGCGATAATATAGAACCTGTTGATAATGTCAAGTATCTTGCTCCAAGGGTGTATGCGTCCCAATATCGAGCAGTTACTGCAAATGATTATATTAGTTTAGTCCCCTCAGTTTATCCAAATATTGATTCTGTGAGTGCATATGGAGGAGAAGAATTAGATCCACCTCAATATGGTAAAGTTTTCATCACAGTTAAACCAAAAACAGGTGAGATATTATCAGACACAGCAAAAACTGCAATTAAAGCAGGATTGAAGCAATACACAGTTGCTGGAATACAACAAGAATTTGTAGATTTGAAGTTTTTATACGTTGAATACGATTCTACAGTATCATACAATCCAGGATTGGTAAACAGTAAAGATGATCTTTCATCTCGTATATTTAAATCAGTAGAAAGTTACTCTAAATCATCAGACATCAACTCATTTGGTGGTAGACTTAAGTATAGTAAATTATTATCAGTGATTGATAAGGTTGATACTGCAATTACATCAAATATAACTGTTCTCAAAATGAGAAGAGACATGGTTCCTGCATATGGACAACTTGCAAACTATGAACTATGCTATTCAAATCGTTTTCATGCAGATCTAGAAGGATTTAACATAAGATCTACCTCATTTAGGATTGCAGGAGTTGATGGTGACATATTTTTAACAGATTTACCAAATTCTGATGGATTAACAGGTGTTGTTAGGTTCTTTACTCTTGTTGACGATGTTCCTAATTTTATTAACAATAATGCAGGTACAGTAGATTATGTAAAAGGTGAAATTATTTTATTTGCAGTCAATATTACGTCTTCAGATATTACAAATAAAATTGAAATTGAAGCGATACCAGAATCAAATGACATTATTGCAAAACAGAACCTTTATATTGTGCTAGATACTACTAGTGGAAGTAAATTAACACTTTTAGAAGATTTAGTATCTTCTGGATCAGACAGATCAGGTTCATCATATACACCACCTTCAAGTTTCGTTAATACCAAAAGGTTTACCCGATAAGAAATGGCAGATACAAAAGTAAAAATCTCTCATATTCTGGATAGTCAGATTCCAGAGTTTATTCACGAAGAAAATCCACTATTTAAAGAATTTTTAAATCAATATTACATTTCACAAGAACATGAATATGGAAATATTGATCTTGCAGAGAATATTACTGATGTAAAGAGTATTTCTAATTTTATTGATCTAAACATTGTTGGATATCAGGCATTAGTACCAGTTCAGTTGACTGAAGATATTACAGCATTTGATGATGTAATTAATGTAAGTAATACTCTTGGTTTTCCAAATAGTTACGGACTTTTTAAAATTGATAATGAGATAATTACATACACTGCAAGGACTGCAACATCGTTTATTGGTTGTATTCGTGGTTTTAGTGCAATAACTGCATTAGAAAAAAACAGTGACCCAGAATTTCTAACTTTTAGTTCAACAGAATCTGATGATCATGATTCTGGTGCTGTTGTATCAAATTTAAGTCATATATTCTTACTTAAATTTTACGAAAAGTTCAAAGCAAATTATCTACCTGGTGTTGAAAATAGAAATTTCATGCCAGGACTCTCTGTAGAGAATATTTTATCAAGAGCAAAGGATTTTTACACTTCAAAAGGAACTGATACTGCACTTGATATTTTATTTCAGGTATTGTTTGGAAAAAGTGTAAATATTTTAAAACCATTTGATAATACTATAACATCATCTGATGCACAATGGGTTGTAGCAGATCAATTAATGGTTGAAGTACTTGAAGGAGATCCAACTAAATTAAAACAAACAACAGTTTTTCAAGAATCAGTAACTAATCCAACTGCTACTGGTGCAGTGAGTAATGTAGAGGAATTATTTTTAGGAGGTAAAAAATATCATCGGATTTCATTATCTAAAGGTTCAATGGAGGGAACTTTTAAGGTAAATAACAAAACTCAAGTTGTTGGAACTGCTAATACGACATCAGTTATTACGGTAGACTCAACAGTTGGGTTTACAACAGAAACTGGATTTTTGTACTTAAATTCATTAGGTTCTTATACTCCTGTAACATACCAATCAAAGTCACATAATCAATTTTTTGATACAAACACAAATATCACTTTATCTGAAGGAACACCAATCATAGATAACGTATTTATTTTTGGATATGAGGATAACGACACCACTAAACTCTGTAAAATGCGTGTTATGGGGTCAATATCTAATATTTCAACTAATTTTGAAAAAACAAAGTTTTTTAGAGAAGGAGATGATATCAATTTAAAGTATCTTGGAGAAAAAACAGATATTAATGATAAAAAGTTTAATACTTGGTTTTATAATAATGTTTCTTATCTTGATATTGTACAACCAACTGCTGAAGCATCTACTACAATTCAAACTTTAGATAATCATTTTCTACATGCTGGTGATAGAATTGATATTTTAGATAGAGAGTTAAAAACTGTTTTATTTTCTAATGTAGAAGTAAGTGCAACACCTTCTGATACTCAATTTCAAATTATTGGGGTAAGTGTTGGTATACAAACTAATTACAGCATTAAAAAAAGAATGTCGTTTGTATCATCCAATCTTGATCTTGGATTTTTAGTTTCCAACATTCAAAATACTTTTATTGATGCTAGTAATAACACTTATGTTGCTTTTTCTGGTTATCCATCAGATAGTTCGATTCAATCTACAGATAGATCAGTTACTTTTCAATCAAATAATATATTTGACAATAAAATAAACATACCTTCACATCAATTTTTAAACGGAGAAAAAATATATTATGAACCACAGTCAACTAATAGTGGAATAAGTGGAATTACAACTGGAACATATTTTGTAAAGGTTGTAGATCCAAATACTATACAATTATCGCTAAATGCTCAAAATTTATACTTAAATAACACTATAGCAATAACAGGAACATCTTTTACCGATGTTCATAAGATTACACCATCAATTCCAGTTGGAGATGCAATTACAAAATTACAAAATCAAAATAATTTTAGAAGAATTCGTAAAACTCCAGAAAATAGTCAAGGAAATCAAAATATTGCAGGTCCAATAGGATTAAGTTTAAATGGAATTGAATACCACTCTCCAATATCTGATGATTCAGTATTTTATGGTCAAATTGATAATATTGTAGTTTTAGATAAAGGAAATGGGTATAGTGCTATAAATCCACCTAATGTTTCTATTGCAGATTCTTTTGGAAGTTCTGCAGTAGCAAATGTTCATGTTGATGATGGTCAAGTACAAGAAATTATTTTAACAAACAAAGGTTTTGATTACATAGGGACTCCATCAGTAACAATAAGTGGTGGTGATGGGAAAGGAGCAAAAACAACCGTCAGAATGGAGTCATTTAAGCATTCTGTATCATTTAATGATTTTAAAGTTGATTTAACAAATGATAAAATTACATTAGATGATGATCACAGATTTTTGAATGGTGAAGAAGTTATTTACAATGCAGGTGGAACTCCTATTGGTGTTGGTTCAACAAATATTGGATTTTCAACTAACAGGTTATCAAGTGGAGGTACTTACTTTATATCTCATTTTCCTGGAGACCCTAAAGCGTTTAAAATTCATACATCAGAAGAAAATGCCCGTGCAGGAATTAATACTATTGACTTTTTAGCATTTGGTAATAATACTCATACATTTACTGCAAGAAGAGATAGAAGAAGAGTTGCAAAGATTGCTGTAGTTGATGGTGGTGATGGATTTAAAAGTAATAACGTTACTATAACAAGTACAAAGTATCCACCAGAAAAACAAGAAGATATATTTAAAACTTTTGTTGGTATTAGCACTTTTGATAACTGCATTTATGCTAAAAATCATAATTTTAAAAATAATGATGAAGTAAAGTATACAACATCAAATACTGCTATAGGTGGTTTATCAAATTCCACGAATTACATTGTAACAGTCGTAAATGATAATAAATTTAAATTAAGTGCAAATAAAACAGACTACAATAATAAAGTTTATATTGATATAACAAGTTTAGGTGCTGGTAATCATACTTTTGATTATCCAGACATTATAGTTACAATTAGTGGATCAACAGGATCAGGTAGCAGTGTTACTCCATCATATTACACTGCAACAGCAGATCCAATCGTAAAAGGTAAAATATCTAATGTTTTCATGCAGACTGGAGGTGTTGGGTATGGTGTAACAAATATTGTTAACTTTGTACGAAATCCTACAATAATTGTAGAAACTGGTAAAAACGCTGAACTATCACCTGTAATTAATGCGAATGGTGAAATCAGTGATGTGGTTATAGTTGAAGGTGGGACAAATTATTCAACTGCACCTGAAATTGTAGTTAGTGGTTCTGGGAAATTTGCCAAATTAAGAGCAAGTGTTTCTGGTGGTGCGATAACTTCTATACAAATACTAAACAAAGGAAAAGGTTATTCAGCAGTTATTGGAGAAACTATTCTTACTGTAGTTCCATTTGGTTCTGGGTGTATCTTAGGATCAGAATTGCATAGATGGGAATTAAATAATGTGGAAAGATATGATTGGTTATTATCAGGAACTAATAGAGACACATATAGAGATACAGTTCAAATAAAATCAGAAACTAAAGCAAAAGGTAATAAAATATGTTCATTCTACCCTCCCAAAAAAATTAGAGAATTATTAAATGATAATTTAGATGTAAACACTTTACAGGAATTAAATCCTGGTGATAATGGATCTGCACATTCTAAAATTTTAGGTTGGGCATATGATGGGAATCCAATTTATGGATCTATAGGTAATGCAAAACCAATTCCAGATTCTTCAGGAGCAGGTGGATTGAAGAGGTTAAAATCAAGTTATAAACTTATTAGTCCTCAAATTAGTTCAGATTTGAGACCATCTGGTTTTGCTCAAGGAAAACTTATAGAGGATTACATTTATAAAGGTGATGGTGACTTGGATCAACATAATGGTAGATTTATTGTCAATCAAGATTTTCCAAATGGAACTTATGCATATTTTGCTACAGTAGATAATACAACTAAACTTCCAACTTTCCCATATATTACATTTAATCATAAAGATGCCACTGATCCATTCAATTATAGTATTTTTAATAAACAGGATGATTTAACTTTAAATAGTGGTTTATATAAAAGAAATATAACACCTTTAGGCATTAAAGAAGAATTTAGAAATTATCCATTCTTAGAAACTGCTACCGATTCAAAAGTTGTACTTAATGTTGATTCTATAACTAAGTCAGGTATAACAACTGTTAAAGTTTTAGAATCTGGAGATAATTATAAAGTTAATGAATTAATCAATTTTGAATCAGGTGCTGCTAGTGCTAAAATTAAAGATGTTCTTGGAAAAACTGTAGTTTCTGTTGGAACTACGGAAGTAACTGAAGATAATGTTACATTTACATTCAAAGATAGAAAAGTTACAGCATTTACAACTGTTCCTCATAATTACAAGGATTCTGAACTTGTTGAGATATCTGGTATATCATCATCTGTTTATAAGAACATAGAGGGATTTAGACCTGTTGGTGTCGTCACTTCTAAGACGACTCTAACAGTTGCTCTGGGAAATACTGCTGCAACTGGAATTAATACTTCTTTGAGATTACAAGAACCCACTTCATCTAGAAAATTTAAATCGGATGATATTATAAAAATTGGAAATGAAGAGATTTTAATAACCACTGTCGATTTTTTAAATAATAAGTACAATGTTGTTAGGAAACATAATGGTGTAGAAAGTGCACATAATGTTGATTCTGAAGTTAACAAATTACCACAAGAATTTACTTTTAATGTTGAAGAAAAATTAGAAAATAAAAATATAGAACCAAAAGAAGTTGAATTTTTTGATGCTTCATTTATTACAATTGATGGTATTGCATATAATAGATCTGTTGGTGTTGGTAGCACTGCTAATAATATAGTTACTGGATTTACAAGCACTGCCACGATAGATTCAACAAATCCCAATTCTATTCGTCTTCCTGGACATAAATTTAAAACTGGTGATAAATTAAAAGTAACTTCATTTGATGGTGGTGTTGTAAGATCAAGTTTGGATGCTAGTTTAGCAAATCCATTTGATTTAAGTACTATTGAACCTTTAATATGTGTAAAATTTAATAATGACTCTATTGGATTATCAACTACAAATATAGTAGGATTTACCACAGATTTAATTTTCTTTACTGATCAAAGCACTGGTAGTAATCATAGAATTGAAAAAATAACCGATGATGTGATTGGAAAGGCAATCAAGACTGCTGGTACTCTGACTGTAGATGATCAACATTTATTAGTTGTAGGAGATGATTTTAAATTAAATATTTCTTCAAATAAAACTCAAGAATTTATATTCAAGTATAATCCAGTAGCAAACAGATTAGTTGCTGATCCAGTCACATTTTCACCATCTGTTGTTGGAGTGGGTGCAACAGTATCTACTATAACAATTCCAAATCATAATTTTAAAAGTGGTGATTCAGTAATATATGTTGGTTCAAATGCTTCAGATCTATTAGACCCATTAGTTAATAATAATGTTTATCATGTTATTAGAATAGATAAAAATACCATAAGATTAGCAGATAGTTTTTATGGATCTACTAAGGCATTTCCATATGAAAATATAATATTTACTGATAATGGTGCAGGTGTTCATGAATTATCTAAAGTTAATCCTCCATTAGAAATTCAGAAAGGAAATACAGTATCAATCGGAGTATCTCATCCAAGTTTGAATGGATATATCTTAAATTTCTATAGAGATAGAGAATTTAAATCTAAATTTAATTCAACTGGTATTACTACTTCTGGTTCTTTTGGCGATTCAAATGTAGATACTAAAATATCGATCACTGATACTAAAAATTTACCTGAACTATTTTATAGACTTGAGGGTGTTGACAATAATTATACAAATACATTCCCATCTTCAGTTTATACTGAAACTGACAAGCAACCTAAAATATCTTTTGTAGAAAGTAAATTTAATAAAGAACATAGAGTAACTGGAGTTGGAAGTACAACCATATCCTTTACTATGCCTGGAATAGCAGAAACAACTTTGTACGATTCAACTGGATTCAGCACTGCTTTTTATACCTCCGAATCTACTGGCATACAGGGTGGAATTAATTCTATTGAGATAATTAATATTGGAAATTCACTTGATAATCTTCCAACTATTACTTCAATAGGAACCACCACAGGTATTAATGGAATATTATCTGTTGAATCTGAAGACATTGGACAAATACGTTCAGTAACCATCTCTGATCAAGGTCTAGAATTTACAAATAATAAAACTTTAGTACCAAGAGCAGATTCATATACAATATTAAAATTAAAAAATGCATTTACTTTGAAGAGTATTGGAATAACAACTGGTGGACAAGATTATACTTCACCACCTACAGTGATTGCAATAGGTCAACCAAATATATCAACTAAAACAACTTTAGTTGGGGGTTCCGTAGAAACTATATCAATCGTAACAAATGATAGTGGTTTTGATGATAATTTACAACTTATACCTACCGTTAATTCAAATGGTGTTGGTGTGATTAATGCAAATTCTGCAGTTGTTACTGGATCACAGACAAATACATTATTCTTAAGAGCACCAATCGTTGGATTCCCAACTGGGGGTTTCCCATTTGCTGTTGGAGATGAAATATTTGTAGAAAATGTTAAAACACTTGAAGATAATAGTGAATTCACTGAGGGTGGTGGATATAATTCTTCTGATTATGAATTTAAAAACTTTATTGTTAGTGGTATTAATACAATTGCTGGAACCGAATCAGTAAGTTACTCTATAGTTGGACTTGGAACAACTGGTGGAACTTATGATATCAATAATGCTTTTGGTAGAGTAATCAAAAAAGACGATCTTGCTTCATTAGATCCACAGTTTAAAAAGGTTAAATTCTTAGAGGGAGAAACAGTAACTCAAGGAAATGCAAGTGGTGTTGTTGTTGAGGAAGGTTGGGATGAAAATTCATTACTATTAAAATTAGAAGATGTAAATGGATCATTTA